CGTGCAGATATTACCTGCGACGGTGCCATGGGTCCAGGTGATCGGCACCAGCGTGCCGGCGGTGAACAGGGTGTAGAAATCCTGCTCGCCGGTGCTGGAGCCGATGATCTTTGATTCGATCTCGATACTGCCCTCGGGCACGCGGTCATTGATGGCGAGCTGGGTGACGCAGCCGGCATAGCTTTCGTACTCCACCGCATTGCCGAGGTTGAGCTCAAACGCTGCCATGCAGTTGGCCACGGAGTTGATGTTCACCGTCGGCGTATTCGTGGCGCTCACCTCAAGCGGCGCCGCCTGGTTGGCGAAGGTGGGGCTAATCAGCGAGGTCTTGGTCGGGATGGAATAGATCCCGGTGGCCTCAATGTTGAGGGTGCCAAACTCTCCAGCGTTGGCGCCAAGGGTCCAGGTGGCGCGGGCACCGGCTACCTGGTGGAGCATGCCATCGGCATACCAGCGCATCGTCACGGACTTCAGGGCAGTCTGCAGGCCCGCCAGAGCGTAGGTGGCGCTGGTCGCTGCTACCAGCGTTTCGACCATGGCGCAGCTCACCAGGAAGTCCCCGAACTGCGGGGCGGTGCCAGCAGTGCCGGAGCCGCTCAGGTAGATCGAGAACGAGACGGTGACGCGGCGATTGATCAGCCGCTGCAGGTCGGCGCCATGCCACGGCCTTACCGTTTCGCGCGCCAGGCGATCAACTACCAGCGGCGCAACGTCCGGGTCCCGGACGATTTCAAGCGCCTTGTACGTGCTCGCCGAGGGGGTCCCGTAGGTGCTCTCCTCCGAGTAGGTCAACAGGCTCCGGCGCGTCAGCATTGTCCTGGGTGGCAGTGGCCTCTACGGCCGGGTCAGTGGTGAGCCATTCCGTCCCATCAGGGGACAGAGCGTAGTGGCCGCATTCCGTAGGGAATGGCGGCAGTCCTGCCGGTTTGGCTTTGGCTGGCATCGTTAGGCCGTCAGGTCTGCGGTCAGGGTACGGAATCCGATTTCATAACTCAGGATGCACATTCCAGGGCTGTCGTCGCCCTTCTCTGGCTCCCATTGCACGTTCGGGCGGGCCGGGCGGATGATCGATGCCAGACCGTCGATCGTGGGGTTGGCGAACAGCACCTGATGCACGCTCACCCGGATTGGATCGGCGATCACCGACACCGCGCCACCTCGGGTCAGGATCACGATGCGCACGATCAGGCTGCGATCCGTGCGGCAGGTGGTCTCGCCGGTAGGTGTCTCGGTGTCAGGCTCGATCAGGATCGCTGGGCATTCATCACGGATGAACGCCTCCGCACGATCCCGATACACCCGCCCGCCCACGATGGCGGTCTGGTTGGTGATGGCCGTTTGGAGGGCGGTGAGGATTTGCTCGGTGATGGAGGCGGTCATGGGTTACATAGCCGCCCGGATGGCGGTGATCTGGCCGGCGGTGAGGGTGGCGGGGAAGATCATCACACGCTCCACCGTGTAGCCGGTCTGCAGGTTGATGTTTGTGCCAGAGATCACGGCGCAGCCTTCGGGCTTTTCGACCATGGTGTAGGCGCCGGCAATCACTCCGGTGCCGTCGATGACTGCGCTGTCGGCGGTGCGGGTAACGGCTGCGGTGGTGGCGGGGATGGCACTGGTAGCGCCGCTGCCTTGCTCTAGCTGGGGCAGGCCGATGCGGAGGGTGATATCAATTAAACCAGATGTTGCAGTACTGATTTTGATGAATGGGGCAATAAATGCAGTTGTAGCGCCAGCTAGTGACGCACCGGCAGTATAGCGTTGTGTTGCTAGTCCAGCAGAAGTTGGTCTTGGTGCAATTGGCGTAAACCACGGCGTTGTAATATATGCCCCGCCTGATGTATAAGTATTTGCTTGTAAAAATACATCTGCAACATTTGCAAACGAACCGCCAATTAACTTGAAATAACTAGATTGCGTCCAAGTCTGTCCAGAAACAGCGGCAATAACATTTGTTGCTTCCGAGCCAATATCGCAATTACGCTGCGCAGTAACCGTGCCAGATAGTTGTATATCCAGATATGCAATCCCAGAGTCAACTCCAACTGAGGTTATGCTTGCAGTTAATTGTGCATTAGTGGTTGAAACCGACCAATTTGTAGGAGATATACCCGGCGTCCCTGCCACCGCACCCACCATCGTGTTGTTGCGGATGCTGTTGGTGCGTGAGGCCTCCAATGTCATCCCCAGACTCCGCCGAGTCGCCGGATCATGCGTGAACCGGGGAACATTCGTTTGCGCCCGCTGGATGTAGCCATCCGAGCCCACGAAGGTGCCCTGATTGCCCCCGGTGAAGGTCAACTTGTCGGTCAGGCTGACCGCTTCAATCTCCCGCCGTTCCAGGGCAGGCCGGAAGTCCAGGGTTGGCGCAACGCCAGCAATAACAGCAGGCACTGCGCCGATGGAGAACCGGCTGCCTTCGGGCAGCACCAGGCCCTTGGCAATCGCCAGGCTCACAGCTCACCCTCCTCGATCTCGGGCGGCGGGGGAGGTACCACCACGGCATCAGGGCCGGTGTACTCCGGGTTTGGCATTCCGTTCTGCAGAAAGCGGGGCTGAGCGATGCCTTTGAAATACGGGCCTACCTCGTACTGTTCGCATCGCTGGCGGATGGTTTCCACCACTCCAGCCGCGAAATACTCCTCGGGTGATGTAGCCGGCGTAGCGCCCGCGTTGATCATGATGAGCCACTCCGCCATCAGCGCTGGCGTCAGCTCGTCGGGAATGGTGAGGGTGAACTGAGCCATGATTAAGACTTGATGATGGAGAACCGGATCACGATCGCCTCAGATAGTGAGCCGGCCGTGATGTTGCGCACGTTGACGCTGGCTGAACCAGCAGCAGCCTGCGCGTTCAGCGAGTACGCCAGAGCGGTTCCTCCTGAAACGTGATTGAGCACCAGCGCATCATTTGCTGTGATGCTGCTGTTGGTGAGCGTGAATGAAACGGTGGTATCAGACGCCAGCGCCGCTCCATTCATCGTGATGTCACCGCATGGGGCGTTCAGCGTGACCCCCGTGGATTTGTTGGTGGCCTGGGTGACAGTGCCGCGCCCGGCGCCATAGCCGAACGTCCCTGCGGTTGCGTCATAGCTGAGATTCCCGCCCGCATAGGCGCCGCTCGCGTTGTAGGGCACCTGCCCGTTTGATCCCGCCACATAACCCACGGTGCCGGTGGCATCAGGGAGGGTGATGGTCCGCGCGGCGGTCGGGGTAACGAGCTGCAGGGTGGTGGTGAAGCTGCCCGTGCCGACGAGCAACAGATCACCCGGAACCTGCAGCTCGCCCGTGACCCACCTGAAGCCGGTTACGACGCCAAATCCGCCGGACAGGTTGAGCTGAACATCACCGCTGGAGCCCCCCGGCGTCGGGATTGTCGGCGTGCCGCTGAGGCTGCTGTAAGCAATTTGTGCCCCATCGCCGCCGCTGTGATCGTGGCTGTCGCCGTTGGTGACGCCTTTCGCCGCAGGGGCGTAGTCCGTGGCGTCGGTGGCCGCGGCAGTGCCAAGGGTTGGCGTGCCGCTCAGGTCGCTGTAGGCGCCGCTGGTGGCGACCGTGGCAAGGTCGCCCGGTTGCACGGCAGAGTCAGCCAGAGCGCCCTGGGCGGCCGTGGCGTAGTCCGTGGCATCAGTTGCCGCTGCAGTGCCCAGCGTGGGCCTGTTGCTCAGGTCGTCGTAGTCTCCAGACGTTGCGACCGTGGCAAGGTCGCCCGGTTGCACGGCAGAGTCAGCCAAGGCGCCCTGAGCAGACGTGGCCGCGCCGATGTCCGCAGGGGCCAAGGCCTTCGGCTCCCACCTGTCTGCCGCGTCATCCCACGCCAGTACGTCGCCATCGGTCTTGCTGCCGTTGGCCTCGACATCATGCAGATCGGCCAGGCGGCTGCCGGTGGTGCTGCGCACCATCAGGATCCCGCTGCCCACGCCCTTGTTCACCACCGCTGCCGCCGGCAGCTTCAGGTTCGGCGCTTGGGGCTCGGTGGCGGTGAATCCACCGGGCACCGCAGGGTTGACCCAGAGGATGTCGCCCTCGTTGAAGGCGTTGGTGTTGACGTTGAGGATCTTGCCCCATGCGATCACCTTGCCATTGGCGCCGGTGTTGATGGCCTCGCTGGTGACACCCAGGAAGTAGTAAGGGGGGTCTGTTCCATTGGCGATGGCGGGCTTGATCAGCAACCGTCCGCTTGCGCCCACTGTTCCGGCGAAGCTCACCGCCGTGCCCTTGGCGATATTCACGCCCGTCTGGTTGCGCACCGTGAGCGGCACCTGTTCGACCAGAGGATTGGCCGCGAACAGGTCGGCGATGTCTTGCGCAGTGGCGTCAACCGTGGCGCCGGTCTGATCCATCGGCACCCGCTCGTCACCAACAAGCGGCAGGTTCGCGTTTGGCAGGCCTGTGATCGTGGTTTCAGCCATCAGAGAGTCACCAGGTACCGGCCATCCAGTGTCGTTATCTTCAGGCTACCCAGTGTCGTGATCGCGGTTCCAACGATCACCGGGGGAGCCGTGAGCTTGCTAAGACTGATCAAACAGAACAGGCCATCATCCACTAAGCGGTTCTCTCGGACCGTGTAGTAATTCGTATCAACTTGCACATTATCGCCATACTTCAATGCACCGAATTTTGATGCTTCACAGCGAAGCATATAATCGGTGCTGATTTGCATGTCATCCAGCACATACTCACCAGGCATGTCGAGGATCCCCACGCCCTGAGTGGCTCCAGCGACCACAGGGAGGCTGAAGTCACTCAGGAACAGAAGGGGATCCTCGACAAACATTAGCCGTACTTTTTCAGGCCGTGGCCGTTGACCGAGTAGACGGTGGTGCCAGAGCTGGCGATGGTGCCCACGAATCGGATATAGCGCTTGAGCGCATCGCGGTTCAGGGTCATCACCTGCTTGCTGGCAGCTTGGGCCACAGCAGTGAAGCCGCCGCCGGTGACATCAGAGAAGTCGCCGGTCTCAGTGGTGTCGCTGTGCTGGATCTTGCCGGTCATCGTGCCGGAAGAAGCAGCAGCACCAGCATCCAGAACGATCTGGATGTCACCGTCGAAATCCTTCAGGTCGGCAATGTTGGTGGTAGCGCCGGTGAAGGTGGCGGTTTCAGATGCCGCCGGGTGAAGCGGGAAGTGCTGGAGTTTCTCCAGCGTCTGTTGGAAAATAGCCATTTCAGGCAGCCTCAGAAATAGGGGATTTGCGGATGCGTGGCTTCTGGGCCACAGGCTCAGGATCGGGATCCTGCGCCTCTCTAGCCTTGCTGGTGCCCACCAGATAGCGAGCATCACGGTCAGGAATGTCCACCACCTCACCGGCCAGCAAGGGCTGACCGGCAAAGGAAGTGCGGCGCAGAATCTCAATCCTCATGACGATCAGAGATTGTCGTTACCACGGGTGAAGGACTCGGGGTGACGCACGGCCACGTCAACATCCTGCAGGGCCACCACGCGAACGCCACCGGAGGTGTCGAGTGCGTAGGGGTTGACCTGCAAATCCAGCGCGCCCCACATGCCCATCAGCATCTGATTCCAGACACCGAAGAACACATCACCGCTGGCCACCTGGTTGGAGCGGACCACGGGATAGCCGTTGACCGTGCCGCCGGGCTCCAGAACGAACTGGGCTTCGCTGCCAATCTTGCTGGTGGTCTTGAAGGCGCCGTAACGGGTGGAGTTTGTCAGGTACGACATAGCGCCGATGTCGGCGTTGTCGGCATTGATCGAGGTCTCCATCGCCACCAGCTCCGCATAGGTGGGAGAGGCTGCGCCGAAGTTCTCGGTGTTGATGCCGGTGATCAGCTTGAGGCCAAGGGGCTGGTTGGTGTTGCCCAGTCCGTAAAGAGCGGCGCGGTCGATCTCAAGGGCGATCACGGTGGCGAGCTCGTTGCGCACCATTGTTTCTACGTCGATGCTCGACTGGAGCAGCAGCCGGCGGCTGAATTCGGTGTAGGCGCCGAGGGTTTTCGGCGTCATGTTCACCTGGTCAACCTGCGGGTTGCTCTCGGACGGCGCGCCCTTTTCTGCCACCCAGTACGCGGTAGCTCCGGCGGTCTGCCTGGGGATCGCCACCGGGCCATTGAGGCCGGTGAGCATCGTGACGCCCAGGGTGTTGAGCGCCAAGCGATTGCGCAGCAGCTCGATGAAGCTGCCGGGCCGGGCGTCGGTGAACACCAAATCGCCAGCGCTGGCGGCAGTGCCCACGGTCAGATCACGCTGGAGCACCTCATTGGAGACCAGATAGCCGCGGGCGCTTACGCCCAGCCTCTTCTCCACCGCAGCCGACACCTCACGCTCAAAACCGGCGGCCTCGTAGGCGGCGCGATCGTTCGGGAAGGCCTGGGCGCGGATGGCACGCAGGAAGCTGTAGCTCTGGGCCTCCTTGTCGCTCAGGCCGATGTCAGCCGAGCCGCCGGCCACGGGCTGGGCGGCAGGGGCTGCCGGGATAGCGGGTTGCTTGGCGCGCTTGGCGATGCTGGCGAGGATTTCCTTCATCGCGTCGCCTTCGCTGGCGCCGCGTTCAATCAGGCCTTGCGCCAGATCGTCGGCCTTGTGCTCACGGCACAGGCTGGTGATGGAGGCAACTCGTGCGCGCTCATCGGCCGCAGCCTGAGCCCGCACCGCCTCGATGTCGATGTTGGTGTCTTCCACTGGGGGTTTGGGGGTAGGGGGGGTTGCGGCCTGCGCCGCGGCCTCCGGCTGGAGACTGCGGCCCACGCCTACTGAGGCATCGGCCGGTACGGGTGTCATGGTCACCTCAAAGGGAGTCCAGGAGGTGGCGACGATTCCTTCACCGTCGCGAATCGGCGCCGCATCATTGATGCGGTAACCGACAGAGACGTTGCGCAGGATGCCATCGCGGACATCCTGCAGCTTCTCTTCGGCAAAGGCAGAGCGGGAGAAGCGCACGCGGACCATGCCGCGTTTCTTCGTCCCGTCCACCCAGGCGCGCTCCACCACGCCGATCTGTCGATCGGGATCGTGATTCCAGAGCAACGGAGCACCGTCATTCATGCGCCCGAGATCAACCGCGCTGTCGGCGTGGCTGAGCACCTCATCACCGAAGAACCGAGCGACCGGCGCCTCGGATGAGAATGAGAACTCCAGCGCGCGGTCATCCTCCCCTTCGCCTGCACGGACTGAATCCGCATAGTCAAAGGTGGCGGATCGCCTCAGCTCCGCTGATTGAATTTCACGTAGCTGGACTGCCATCGGCCGGAGCTTCTGCCTCTGTTGGCAGACTATCGACTGCGATTTGGTCGGCCTGCTTCATCCCGTCGCGGCGCACCTGTGCCGGGTCGGTGTCAAACACCAGATCCAGCTGGTTGTTGGCCTTGACCTCCTCGGCCCTTGCGCGCGTCAGCTCGTGCAGGTCGCCGCCCAGCTCAGCCACAACCTGCGCCTGCGTCATGAAGCCGCACCTTACGGCGTCTTTGTAGCTGGCTACCTCCTTTTCGGGATCCACCCAGCCCCATCCGCGCGGGAACCACCGCACCGCCTGGTAGCGGCTGCGCAGCTGGTCGTAGTTCGGCAGCGCCACAACGCCTACTGCGGCAGCAGCATCCAGCCAGCGCTCAAACACCACCCGGTGGAGGTGGGTGATCATGTGGCTCTGGATCAGCCGCCAGTTCTCGCGATCCTCCAGCAGGCTCAGGCGCGAGCTGCTGTAGTTGGACTGGCTGAAATCCCGGCTGACGGTTTCGTAGCTGACGCCGATCGATGCGGCCACGCTGCGCAACACGGCACGCATGAAGGTTTCGAAATTCGTGTTGGGGCTGCCCAGTTGCGGCACCTCAACCGTTTCACCGGAGTTTAGGTATTTGAAGACCCCCGGCTCAAAGTTGCTGACGCGCTCGTTCTCCACCACGTCATCACCCGTCACCTCACCCTCAGTGTTGGTGATGAAGCCCATTAGGCTGGCGGTCGCCCTGGCCCTGATCACCTCGGCGTCCTGGTAGCCGCCCAGGTGGTGCAGTGCCTTTACGGCCGCGGCGAACCACGTCACGCCACGGGTCTGGCCGGGGCGCTCCGTGATCTTCAGGTGGATGATCTGATCGGCTGGTATCTCAATGATCTTCCAGCCGACCCCGTTGGTCAGGTCGCCAGGATGCCGGGAGCGGAAGGCGTAAGTGAGGGGGCGCCCCCACTTGTTCACGCGCACGCCCATGCGCCACTCATT